CTGGAAAGACGCTTCATAATATCGTCCAGCTCAGACTTTTTAAGTGTAACGGTCTCTTCTTTGATTTCTTCAGAAGGTTTAATCTCTTTTTCTTTTACCATTATTTTATGTTAGCTTTTTTAAAGTCTGCCTCGGTCACGCCCATTTTGGCTGCCAAATCTTTCACATCGCTAGATATAGTAGCGGTTTCAACTCCAGCACCAGCACCAGCCGAAGAGATGAAACTCGTCGGGATAGTGGCATTGTCTACCGACATCTTGTATGCGTCTATCACATTCTGCTTAGTGTCTTCGCCTGAAATGCGTCCCAGGTTAAATTTAATCTTAGCAACCACATCGGGGTCGGTGGAAAGGGAGGCGATATATTCTCCGATTTCCTTCTCGGAAAGTTTGGCACTCAGTTCTCCGAACTTCTTATTAGCCTCTTCTTTGAAAGAGTTAAACTCTGTTTCCACTCCGCTCTTATTCTTTTCAGCTTCCTCGGCTTTCTTTCTCAATATAGCGTTGTTTTTAGAAGCCTCTTCCATTTTGACGAGTTGAGCTTTAAGGGCTTCCACTTCATCGGAGGCGACAAAGCCTTTCAACTTTTCATCCAGCTCTGCTTGCGTAAAAACTTCAATGTCTTCACCCTCTTCGTTTTTGACAATCATTTGTTCTTGTTAGGTTTTTTAATCTAATGAATAGGACTTGTAAGCGGCAAACTCATCCATAATATCCTTGCACATAGAGATACGCCCCAATCTGTAATCGGTAACGTTCTTGTTGTCAAGGTTGGGAAGAATCTGATTCCTTTCTTCGTCCATCATGTCGGTGATTATCTCACTGACCAATTCGTAGCACTTGGCTACTTTCCTTGCCCGTTCGGTTTCTTCCGCTTCGGACAAAGGCTCTTTCTTGAAGCTGAGAGATGAAAGGAACGTAAGATTCCTACCCATCACTTCCTTGCGAAAGATATATTCGTAAAGTTCGTTTATCATATTTGGGGTTTAGATTTTCATATTGGTGGTATTCGACAAATCTGCGATACCAGCCTTAGAGCCGTCTTCCACTGGGGTGACCTTCCCTGCACCAGTGTTTCCAGCCTCCATAGGAGCTTGTGGGTTCTGTGCAGCCTTGGGGAACAGTTTAGCCGAGTTCTTATCCCAGATAGTAGCGTAATCGTCGGCAACGTAATCCCAGCCTACTCCCAATACGGGTGCGAAGGTCATCAGACCTGCCATAAACTCCTTATACATGAGCTTGGAAATTTCTGAAGTCTTTTTCTCTTTCGGGGTGATTACAATCTGCCACATTATCTTGGCTACCTTAATCTGTTCGGGATTGATAATGATAATCTTAGTAGGCTTTCCAGAATTGTCCTCAAACTTCTTTTCCATGCCTAAGACGTCTTCGGAGGTCATCTCATTATCATCTGCCTTCACAATCGTAACTCCGAGACCTCTGTCTTCGATAGGAGTAATGCGAGCGATAGAGCGGTATTTATTGACTATAGCCTTTCTGGATTCGTCTACCCCCGTGTCTACTGGGTCGAACCAGTGAGCGAGTATATTGTAAAGTCTGAGCCAAGCTAATTTGTATTCAAGCAAAGAACAAGCGTTTACGATGATTCCGATGCTTTGTTCTGCTTGGCGTTGTCTCAATACGGACTCGGTAGCGGTTTGCTCTCCTGGTGCTTGCTGCCCTTGGAAGGTGCTTGATACGGAATTAGATTCGTTGATTTCAGCCAACTTGTTAATCATCATCATTTCCGCATTGGTCATGCCATTATTCGATGTATTAGCGTCGAATACGGGGAATTGTTCTGGTCTGACTCCGTTGGTAACCACGCCAGATTTGAATGTCTTGGGTGAGATTAACCTGCCAGAAAGATTAGCTCTTGGGGGATTAAAAGACTTTTCCGTCTTCTCGACGGCAAGTCGGAGCAAATGGTCGTACAGTTCTACGTTGCCTTTGAGTTTGGCAACCATAGACTTGCCGTACGCAAATGTCAAGGTAATAGGTTCTAAGTTCTGTTGTGTGATGTTATAGTCATTCCAGCCCCAAAGGAAGGGGAGTCCGACCGGTGTCATACGAATGCCGCTTATAAATACTGCAAATTCATTATCACCTTTGCATTGATATTTGATGATTTCAACCTGACCGTCTTTGATGTCGGTAATGCTCCAGCCGTACATCACGTTCTCGGTTCCGTCCACCTGCGGGGTTCTTTTTAAGGTCTTAGGAACGTATTTCCAACGCTCCCATTTGCCATAGATAGCTTTTGCGTTATCGTAAGGCATGACCTCCACCGTGAAGATGTAGGGTTGATTAGTTATGAAATACTGCCGTATATCTCCCAGATAAACACCGAGTCCGCTGAGGGTGTGTCTTTCGGGCTGGGGGAGTGTTTTCTTAATGGTTTCCGACCACTCCATCGCCATCGTGCCGTTGAATTTACCTTTGAGTGTTTTTTCTACTACGCTCTTTTCCATCCAGACCTCTTCCTCGAAATCGGTTCCCTGTTTCAGAAGCTCAAACTCTCTCAACAACTTCTTTTCGTTATCGCCTTCCAATTCCTCAGTTTTCAAGATAACGTGTTCCACTCCCAATCCCAGACTCTCTATTTCGTTGCTATCAGAATTGAAAGCGTGGAGTTCTGGACTCAGATTAAGATTAGACACGGAAGAAAGAACTGACATCAGCTTAGACCTTGCCGTTCCAGACTGGAAGTTGTTGTCATGCTTGTCTTTCTTGGGGGCTATGTATGTATTAGCTCCTTTTTCGTTAGACTCGAACTGTTGTGCGTAGGTCATGCCATCCCACTCTTGTCTGGGTTGGTCTCTTTGCTCTTTGGCTAGTTCCAACTTCTTTTTTATCTTACTGTTGGCTATTTCCTCTTCGGGACTCGCTTCAAGTCGGAGTAATTCGTCTTTATTATTTTCCATAAGTTTTTTTAGAAAACAGAGAAGGGGTCAAATTCTTCCTTCTGTTCTTTTTCGTAATTAAAAAAGGGATTCAAGTCACCCTCGTTGTCAGCAAAGTATTCAAATGCACTTCTAAAATGAGAACTGGAATCGTGTACAGGCTTTTGCGGTGTGGAAACGGCGTTATTAGCCTCTTTCACCTTCGGCATTCTGGCGTTTCTCAAAGAATATATGAATTGTTCGCAATTATCGGGGTCTATGGTCATTCTTCTGAACAAAGGTTTGGCCAAATCCCTCAAATCCTTCCATTTTCTACCATTCCAGTCCTTACATTCAATCCAGATGCCGAATTTTCTCTGTAAAACGTCTCTGCAAGACTCACCCGTATTATTTCTGGTCTGTTTGATAGAGGGGTCTCCGAAGAAAGTCGGTCTTGACCAGTATTTGTGTCTTTCTATAACATCTATATCGTAATCGTTGTATTCATATTCTGAAGAAATGGCGAATCCCCAGAAGGGAGCGAAGTAACTGATGTCTTTTCCCACGTTCTGATAAGAGTCTATTACGAAAATATGCCCCGTATGGAAGTCTTTTTGAATCCAAACCAAGGCGGTTCCGTCCAATCCGTCGTCTATGACACAGTAAAGTGGTTTAGTGGGGTCGTATTCACACTTTTCTATCTTGGTTCTGGACATATCAGCGGCATATACTTTTCCTTCTACAGTTCCGTCGTAACTCTTCATAATCTCACGGTTGAACTCCTCTTGACTTTTGTTTTCTTTCTTAGCTTCCAGCCAAGCGTCATCTCTGCTCGGTACGTCTCTCCAATCAAAATCGAATACCGTTACTTTTCCTTCCTGACCGTTTCTTAGTTTGTAACAAAAAGAGTCTTTACCTTCTTCGGGAGGAGTTGTGATAGCGATTCGGAAATTAGTGGTTTCTCCACAACTAGACCAAGCACTTCTAGCGTTTTCCCAGAAAGCTAACTCGTCTAAAACTACCACACTTCTTCTGTCTCCTCTTCCGAAAGAAGTATTAGAAGACTCTCCGTCGATTGTATTGTTGTTTTTGGGATGTCTGATACTCATAGCGGAACGATTGAACTTCTCGTGATATCCTTGTTTCATCCAAGTAGGGAGTCTTTGTAAGGTGTAATCTATCTTGTAAAAAAGAGTCTTAGGGTCTCCTGTCTTATCTACATAATCCTCTTTCCTTGACCCGATTAAAGCGTTGAAGGATTCATCGAATAAGAAGTGTCTGGTTACCCAGTTCATTACCGTTACGGTGACTCCGACGGCTCTGGGTTTATCAATGAATAAAGCAACCTCTTCTCCGTGTCTGCTTCTTTCTAACAAATCATCCAACAGATTATCTAGTTCTTCTTGTTTGGGATAAAGAATGAAAGGGATGTTAGAAGGAACAATCCGAGGGTCATGTGTCCAGGCGAAAGCATTGGTATAAAAAGTGTTATCTCTTTTGCATAATTCAAAGGTATGATTCCTTATTTCGGGATTGATTCTGCATTTATTCAGTAATCTGATTCTATCTTTTAAGTTGTCTTCGGGTGTGGTTCTTATAAGCATATTTAAATGTAAAACAATTAAGCTTCCTTCTCTTCATTCATTGAACAGTCGAAACCGATAACACTTCCCTTCTCTTCTACTTCTTCTACTTCCGAAACATCTAACTTATTTAAATAGAATCTTATGCAGCCAGCTAAGGTCAAGTCTCGGCGGGACATCATCTTACGGATAGTTATTCTATTTCGACCAGTCAATTCTTCGGCTAGTTCTATTTGGTAGCGTTTTTTGTAGTCTGGTTTGTCCTTCATCATAAATGGCTTATTTAAAGGTAGGTAAAAATGAATGTCGATTGAACCTCTTGGAGTCTGGTGGACAAGATTATGTGAAAATATACAAATTTATAGGGGAAAATGGCTTAAGGGGAATCACAAAATATATAAAAATTTTGGGGGGATGCCTCGAAAATAACACCCGCCCTCGTATATGCGGGGTGTACCCCCACCCCCCTGCCCACCTCACACGCTACACCACAAACGCTTCAAACTGTCAAAAACTAGCCCTCACACGCCACCTACTACGACGTAACAGCCTAGCGTGGATTAGCTAAAATAAGCCATTATATGCCTTACGTCGTAAAATGTACCTTGTGCGTCGTGACAAACACGGTGATTTGTGTTATAATATAGAAGGTAGGAAATGTAGGATAAGTAGGATGTGAGATATATCTAACATAAGGGGAATGCATCCCCAAACATCCCCACGATACACTCACCAACACCTCACGCTATTCCCCTATCCCTTGTTTAACCTATAATCAATCTTATATCCTTATTCCCTTATATACCTTATAGATATCATGTAATTATCAGTTATAATCTAGGAAATAGTAATCTGTTTGTCCCCGCAAGTTAAGCCCCAAACAAGCCAAAAGACCCCTAAACTTGACAACACCATCAATCTATGTCCTATTCTAGCCATCTGTTTGCCCCTAGGAGCTTCGCAAATCTTAAACTTGATACAATATACCTTTATCTATTTTAAACTCGTTATAGGGTCAATTTTGAGGCTTTAAGTCTTTTATGGTCGGGTTATATCGTCCCCGCCTTTGATTATATCTCTTGTCCTTTTTGTGTTCTTTTTGTGTTTTATCTTTTAAAATACTAGAACACAAAAGCATAACATTGTAAAGCATTTTAATGTCTTGTTTTTGTGTTATAATATTTTTAGTGTCTTTTTTGTGCTTGTATTACTTATTATTTAACCCTTGACATTTTAGCTGTAACATTTTTTATTTATAATTGCCTTGTAGGTGTTGACAGTTTTCTGTTTATGCCCTATACTGTTATTATCAAGTTAAGACAGCCTCGGCAAATTATAGCCACTTGGCAAACACAATAACTTGTCCTCACTCTTTGACAATTTACTTATAGATAAATAAAGTTTGACGTGCTGGATGGCTTGTCTGTCTAGCCGTTAACCCTTATTCATAAAACTATGACTTATCAGCAAAAGTATTTGCTATGCCTTTACGATGAAATAGGCGTGCAGGTTAGGCGAATACAATCGGCAAGCGTTCAAGAGTTGCTAACAATTGCAAGGCGAGAAAACGCCGTCAATAATTTGGCATACGAGATATATAGGGCGGTAGACCTTTGCACTATTACGAGCAAAGAACGATAAAGTTTGACAAGTTACGCCCCCAGGGGCTTAACTGCTAGATTTTATCTAGGCTTTATTTATAAGACAAAAATATGACTAGAAAAGATTATGTCATCATCGCCGAAACAATCGAAAACGTGCTGTTTACCTATAATATGGATGAGGTGGTGGAGGAAGCCTTTTCCTCTCTCGCCGATGCATTGTCTGACAAATTCGCGGAAGATAATCAACGTTTCGACCGTGACAAGTTTGTAAAAGCTTGCGGATTATAAAAGATTGACAAGGGCGGGCGTTTGCCCTCTCTGCTAGTCCTTTATGACTAGATTTTATCTATTAAAAAATGTATGACTGAAAAAACAGTAACGACTGTATTCTGCATTATCTTTTTCGCCCTGTTCGCCCTTACTGCTAACGCCTCAATAGAGAAGCAAGAAGCAAAGGAATGCGAACGTTGGCAAGGTTGGACGCAAAACGGAAGCGGTTGGAATCCGCGAGGGTGGCAAGAGGCACAATGTGCGAATTACGGCATAGAATTATGATTTATAAAAGAACTTCGCAATCTTAAACCTTGACAAGCTAGCCCGCAATGGGCTATCTGCTAGGGCTTAACCTAGAACTTTATTTGTAAATTAAAAACATGACAAAAGAACAGTACGAATTTGTTGTTATCCGTGAACTTGTCGGACTTCCTTGCGAGATATACGGACGTTTCAAGGACGCAAAAGAAGCGAGGAAATTGCGAGATTATAAGCGTTCTGCTCATTCCACCAAAACCCGCCCCGATATTTACATCGTTAAAGTGAAGGAGGGCGAGGATGTACAATAAATAGCCGACACGCTGAGCCTCACGGGCTTAGCCGTCGGGGATTTATCCCCACTTTATCCATAAGCAAAACAATATGCCAAAAGCTACAAACTTGCCCGCATATATCAAGGACAACACGCTCAGAATAGACGCAAGTCCAAGAGGCGGGGGAATAGAGATAGACGCGTCAAAATATCTCAGAATCCCCAACGCTAGAATAACGGCGTATCAGAATTACTTGGGCGGGGGCTTACTTGGTGCGGTCTGTGCATCTCGTAACTTTGAGACAAAGGACAGGACGAAAATAAAAAAGACTGTTCGCTTAGAGGTCGCATTGAAAAAGTATTTTTTCAACATTACCAACGAGGGGCAAGACGAGTGGAGCGAGCAGAGTTACGAACAGAATCAACGAATGCCTCAGTCGGGATTTTAAACTTCTCAGATTGTCCGACACAGGGTCGGATAATCGATAGAGGCTTAAAACTTCTAATTTTATTATTAAAAGACAAACATGGAGATTTATCAAGAATTTTGTGAGATGCTACACGAGGGCATGACCGAGGCTCAATTCTGGAATTGGGCGAAGGGCTG